CGGGGGCATTGTCCCCGGCTTCCTGTGGAGCAGTCTCAGGAGGAGCGGCTTCAGGGGCGGGTTCTTCATCCTCATAGAGGCCGTCTGATTTTTTCTGGCCAAGAATTACACCTCCAAGATCCACACCGTGCTTATCACGGGCGTAGATTAGTACTTCGCAGATGTCATCGATCTGCTTTCTCCAATCGGTGCCGTTTTCGGCAGCGATTTGCTTAAATGTTTTTTGTCCGCTTTGGAGAGCGGTCTTTGTGGCGGCTGTCTCCTTGCTGGGTTCGATCCAGGGCTTGGGGGGCTTAATGAATGAGTGGAGAAAATATTCGTCCTTTTGATCCCAGAAATGCGGGATCGTCAGCTTTCCGGCCAGGACGGCAGAGATCACGAAGGTCTCATAAATCTCATCCATCACATCTGCCAGCAGCTCATCTTCCTCTGCGTAGGTCATGCTGTCCTCGATGATGGCTTGTCTTGCGCTGGAGTAGGTTGTCTCGCTCATGTCACGGCTGGTGGCTTCATAGGACAGCCCCTGACCGGCTCCGATCATCCGCTGCTGGAGTTTGGTGTAACTTGCTGCATCCGTGGCCTGACCCTGTGGGTTGACAACCTGAACCTCATCACCGACATTCATTTCCTTGATCATTCCGGGAGAGAGCGTTTTCCCATCGTAGGACTGCCTGGGGCCGGTTGCCCCATTCCCGGAGCGGCCAACACCCGCCGTGGGAATTGCCCTTTTGATAAAGACTGAGAGACAGGCTTCGATGCGCTGCTTTACGCTGACGGCCACCATAAATTCATTTACATCTCGGATGCGGGTGATGGTCTGGCTCATGTCACTCATTTCCCGGAGCTGGGAGGGCCGGCGTTTGCTGAAATAGAAGATTACATCCGAGGCTCTGAGGTAAATGGGATCCACGATGCTCATGCCGTCAACGGTGTATTGCCGGATCCAGTAACCCACCGGGGCGTTGTAGCTGTTATACTCAATGCCGCCGACTACCCGGTTTCCTTTGACTTTTGGTGTGACCTGGGTGCTGTCCAGCTCATCCACCTCGAACATCTGCAGCTTAAATGGAAGAACGCCACCGCTGGTGTACCGCTTCACAAAGAGAATCCCGCCGTCAACTTTCTTTCGCCGGACGGCCATGCGGAGCATCTGGTTCAGGCTCTGGGTGCCGGTGACATCACAATTCCTCTTTTTGCACCAAACTTTCCACAGGGCTTCGATTTGTGCATTCAGTTCCGTGTTTGCGGTTTCGGCCTGGAGGACAAGCCCTTTCCCGATGACATTACGAACGTATGGGCCGATGATGGAATTCATCATGTCCGAGTTCCGCTCCAGGTCCCTTGCTCTGGCACGGACGGTGTCCCGGCTGTATCGGTCGGTGTATTCTGCACTCTGATTGGTGGCAGTCCAGTTGCTGTTTAGGCGGCTGTGGTTACCGGCATCATAGTGCCGCTGTTCCTCCAGGACTTGCCGCCATGCCTCACGCTTGGCGGCTGCCTCTGGGTTGAACCAGCCGATGACATTATCAAGCCAATTCATGGCGATCACCTCCCATCGAACACGGCCACATAGGTGTCCGAGAATAGGCTACTGGAGGTTTCGTTCGCCAGCTGTGCCTGTAGGTCATTCTGCATATCCCTCAAAAGACTGAGGTCTGCACGGGTCAGTGACCGGGAACCGATCTTGTAGCTCTGGCCTCCGAGCAGGATGCTCTGGATGGCTTTATTAACCTCCGCCAGCATCTGTGCGGTGGGGTAGTCGTTTGCAGTCATGCTCATCGTCCTTTCTTACAGCCAGCTTTGGCCGTTTGTTCCCAGCCAGCTGTCCTCTGAGGGAGTGGCCGGGGTCTGCTGTTCCTGGATTTCTCTCCTAGGATCCATCTCCACCGTTTCCAGGTGGAAACTTCTTGCACCCTGCATATCAGCGGCGCACATGGCGTAGACCTCGCAGTCCAGGTAGTGGTTGTCTGCGTGGGATGATTTCAAATCCCATTTCTGGATTGTCCGGCCACCAGAGCGAACGTTGACCTTGTGTTCCGAGGTGACCTGTTCTGCATAGGCCATGTCGCATCCCTGGTAAACCATCCAGCTGCCAGAGCCGTTTGGCTTTTTCATTCGCCCTGCGATCATGTCCTTGTACTTGCCTGTGTCCACCAGGACCAGCTTCATGCCGTAGGCACGGCTGTCGGTTCTGTTGACCGTGGATACTTTGTAGTGGGTGATCTGTGGGTGGGATGATCCTTTACTTGGTAGCGCCCAGTCCGAGTTGGAGGCGCAGAAATCATAGACCACATCGGTGTTATCGCCGGAGTCGATGAGGGCCAAATCCACCACCATCTGAGTGCCGTCCTCTTTCGGATAGGCGAGATTCATCATCCGCTCGACCTCAGCGAAGGAGGCCGCTTGGCCATGGGCAATGTTCTGAGAGGTGAAGTAGTTGCCCCAGGCTCTGATTGTCCAGTAAACGCAGGTTTCCTGGACATCCACGCCGCCGGTCAGGAGCTTCGCCCATTCCGGCACGGTAAACTCTGGCAGTTCCGTTTGGCGTTCTAGCACCAGATCGGCGCTGGTTTTCAGCTTCGTGTCCTCCCACGCTTCTGCCAGCCAGGAGTTTATGAAGTTCTGGAGGGTGTCAGGGTTATCCTTGCTGTTCAGGAATTCCTTGGCCACCTCCGAAAAACGAACAAAGGGGCTGTAGAGGGTGTTGATCCAGAAGGCCACCTTCCTGGCCACGGTGGCGTTCTGCTGCACGATCCTCCACTCTCCATATCGGAGCATCTGAGGCTTGTCTTGGTCGGTAATGATGCACCCGCATTCCTGGCAGACGTAGTTGGCCAGTTCCGCCCTGTCCATGTAGGACATCCCTTCCTCGTTTGGAAATGTAACCTGTGACCACTTGAGCTCGATATACTTCCCGCAGTGGGGGCAGGGAACGAAGTAGTGCTTTACCACATCCGCTTCCTCCAGGGCCGCCCAGATGTGGCCGGTCTTGATGGTCGGGGTGCTGGTCATGAAAATCTTCCTGTTGTGAAAGGTCTTTGTTCGCTCTCTGGCCAGCTTGATTGGGTCCGCCTCTTTCTTGGAAGCGCCGGGGTACTTGTCCACTTCGTCCAAGAACAGGAACCGAACCGGGCGGCTGGCCAGGTTCGCCGGTGAATTCGAGCCGGAAATTGTCAGATACATTCCATCGAATTGCAATTCCGATTTTGAGGAATCCGTTTCTCTCCACCGTTCTTTCAGTGGAGGGGAAAGTCTGAACATCGGTTGAAGCCGGTTTTCGGAAATGCTTTCGCCCAGCTGATCCGAAGGGTAGACGATCATCGTTGGGGACGGATCCTGCTGGATGATCCAGCCGACCATGTTAAATAGGGCCTCTGTGCCGCCTAGCTGGGTGGCCTTGCACAGAATGATTTCCTCTGTGTCAAAGTTGCAGAACTCATCCATCACCCCTGTGAGGTACGGAGTTTTGTCATTCCGCCATGGCCCCGGCATGGCAGAAGATTTGCTGTCGAGCATTCTGTATTTCTCTGCCCACTCTGAAACGCTTATGTCCTCTGGGGGGCGGAGATATTGGAGGGCATCTTTTTGATATTGGGAAACAAGAAATTTTCTGAAGCGGTGCTTCTTAGGTCTTGCCATTCCGTTTTTTGGGCGGCATTTCTGTGACCCCGGCCACCACAAAAGCCTCTAGCAGTCGCTGGACTTCGCCGGTCAAGTCTTTCTCGATGTGTCGTGCCTCGATGGGTTCGATGTATCCGCTGATAATGCCTGTGAGCCTGGACGGCAGAGACATGGCGAATTTCTTAAAGGTCACGAAGAATCGGGTGTAGTCCAGAGTGACTTCCTCCAGGCTGATGTACTTTCCCGCAGCGATGTCCGTTTTAAGGCGATGTAGTTCGCCCTGGCTCTCCTTCAGGGCGATTTCCGCTTTCATTTTCTGTTCCCGCAGCTCCGTCTCTTTTTCGGAGCGGTTTTTGCCATAGGCTTTGTCCGAGAGATATTGGACGTACTTTTGAATCGTTGGCACCAGATCGTATCTTCGTCCCTCTGGTGTCTCTGTCGTGGGTAAAACTCCCTCTTGTGTCAGCTGCTGTATCCGGCGAACTGTCACCCCGAATAACTGGGCGATGATTTCGACCCGGTAATAGCCGCCACCTGCTACCTTTCCACTGTTATCCAAATAGATTGCCCCCCCCGAAACAAGTTCACTGGCCAGCTGTTCAGCGGTCATCATGTCAGCTTCACTGCACTTCTCCCGGTGTACTGCTCCCACCGGTGGACGATCACATCAACGTTGCGTTCGTCCATCTCCATAATGTAGGCCGTTCGGCCTAGCTGTTCAGCGGCCATCAGGGTGGAGCCGGAGCCTCCGAAGAAGTCACCGACAAGCCATCCGGGCTTGCTGGAGTTGTTCATCAGGCGGCCAATCAGCGGGACGGGCTTCATGGTCGGATGAAGGGCGTTTCTTGTTGGTTTGTTCTCAAAGTGGACCGTCTGCTGGTCCCTGTAGTCTCGGAATATCTTCTCAACAAAGGCGAGAAGCTCCTGCCGCTTCATGCTCTTGAATTCCGGGACATCCTCCAGAAGAACCGTATCCTGGGTTCGGTCATTGACAAAGTAGTGGGCGGCTCCTTCTTTCCAGCCGTACAAGATTGGTTCGTGCCTCCACTGGTAATCTTGCCGACCAAGGACAAAAGCGTTTTTCTCCCAGATCAGGCACTGCGCCAGCTTCAGACCGGCATCGGCATAGGCTTGCCGGAACTGTAGGCCAGTGCTTTCGGCGTGGAAAACGTAGATTGCAGCACCTGTTCGCATGGCCTCGTTCATATTCTGAAATGCCGCCAGCAGGAACTGGTAGAAGCTCAGGTTGTCCATGTGGTCATTCTGGATCGTGCTGTTCTGCCTGGTTCCTTCCTGTCCGAGGTAGGCTTCCAGGAATTCGGTCTTTGCGCCGTAGTCCACGTTGTATGGCGGATCAGTGATAACCAGGTCGAGTTTTTCGCCGCCCATCAGAACGGCCACATCATCGGGGTCGGTGCTGTCACCGCACATGAGGCGGTGCCGACCGAGCTGCCAAATGTCCCCGATTCTGCTGACTGGTTCCACGATTTCGGCGGCGGCAGCATCCGGGTCGAAGCAGTCATCTGTGGCCTCTGCGGGTATGTCTACAAGCTGAATCAAATCCTCCAAATCATCCCGGTGAAAGCCGGTCACGGAAAAGTCGTATCCTTCGAGGTCAAGTTCCAGCAGTAGATCCTTCAGAATGGCGTTGTCCCACTTGCCGGTGATTTTGTTGAGGGCAATGTTCAGCGCCTTTTCTTTCGCCTTGTCCTGGATGTCCAAAACAATGACATCAGCCTCCAGGTAGCCCATGTCCATCATCACGGTTCGCCGCTGGTGGCCTTTGATGATAGTCCCATCCGAGTTGATCACGATGGGGTCGGCATATCCGAATTCTTCAATGGATCGCTTGATGCTCTGGTATTCAGGATCGGCTGGTTTGAGCGGCACCCTGGGGTTGTACTCTGCTGGGTGCAGGTCTGCCAGGAGCCTGGTTTCAAACCTCATTCGGTGTCACCTCCTTGTGGTGCCCCACTCCGGGCGGGGCTTGCGTAACGAAATGAGGAATTATTTTTTGATTTTGTCCGAAAAAATTTCGAGCCTTCCTCGCCCCGCACTTCAATTAGCTAAAGTAGTACCTGGAGCATTTTAGGGAGGCTCTGTGCTTCTGAAATAAAACGACAGAACCGCACCCCGGATTATCGGGATGCGGTTCCGTGCAACAGAAGGAGGATTGGTGTGGCGATATGGCTTAGCCCC